GCAGAATGAGCCACAATCAGACACAGACAGGATATTTCAAGAGGATTGGTTGAGTCAGACTTATAATTACCATGATAAAAAACATATCTGGTTGATGAGTAATCCTGATGAGGATTTTAATAAAAAGTATTTCAAGAGGATATTAGCGGGGGTTGATTTAGCCATTAGTGAAAAGGAAAGCGCCGATTACTTTACCATGACTACAATCGGGATAGCGAGGGATGATGGGCATATTTATATTTTAGATTATTATAGGGCTAGAATTAGTGATCCAATGAAACAAATTCAGGTAATTTTAGATAAATATAAAGAATGGGATCATGACCAAATTAAGGTTGAAACAGTAGCCTACCAACAGGCTTTATATAACTTGCTCAGAGGTGAAATGGCAAAAAGGGGTATTTATGCACCTATTAAATCTGTTAAACCTGATAAAGATAAGGTACGTAGAGCTAGGGTACACTCATCCAATTTTAGTGGCAAGTTAGTACATTTGAGAGAGGATCACCCGTTATTCATGGCGTTTAGAAGTGAGTTGTTAGAGTTTCCTTTAGGCGAGCATGATGATATGTTGGATAGTTATATGTATGCTACCGATGAGACAATTAAATCAAGAAGTAGGACATTTGAGAGGAAACCTGCTATATTTAGATAATGTGCTAATATAATTATATGGCTGAAAACAACCTCAAATTTCCTTACCCAGATCATAAAGACAGATTAGCTCAATATGAGCATTATAAGAAATTATTTGAGGGTAAACATTTTGAAGCATTTGCAATTAAAATTGATAATAAAGAGTATGGAAAAGTTTATAACCAATTAAGATATATTGCTGTAAATTTTGCGGGATTACTTTCAAAAGTGATGGCTGATTTCTTATTTAGTGAGCCACCTAAATTCAAAGTTGATGATGGTGACCAAGATTTTGTTGATGCGTTGGTGGAAGAAAATGGATTGAATGTTCAGAACTATGAAAGTGCATTATCTAATTCATTTGAGGGTGATGCAATTTATAAATTAAGAATTGGTAAAAGAAATTCAGAGGATAAAAAACCCACAATCATAATTGAGGACACACAACCAAATATATATTTTCCACATACTCAAAGCATGAATGTTAGAGCAAATCCAGAAAAAGAGGAAATTGCCTATCTATTTAAGCATGGCTCAAAAAAATATTTATATCAAGAGATACAGACCCCAGGATTAATTCAATATAAAGTGTTTTTAATGAATGGTGATGAGATTGCGGCAGAAGTTGATCCAGCATTGGTTGGATTAGCTTTACCTAAAGTTGAGCAAACACTTATTGATAGAAATTTGATTGTTCATGTACCTAACTGGAAAACAGGCTCTAGTAGGTTTGGAACAAGCGATTATTTTGATTTAGAGCCATTATTCTATGCAATTAATAACCGAATAACCAAGGTTGATAATATCCTAGATAAACATTCAGACCCCATTTTGGCGATTCCAGAGGGTATTTTGGATGAGGATGGCAAGGTAAAGCGTGAAAGATTAAATATGATTGAAGTGCCTGACGGAAGTACGGGCAAACAAGGTAAACCTGAATATATTGTGTGGAATGCTAATTTAGATTCAGCTATCGCAGAAGTTGATAAGTTAATTGAATTCTTATTTATGGTGAGCGAAACCTCACCCGATATTTTAGGAATGGGTAAAGGTATTTCAGATTCAGGCAGAGCATTAAAACTCAAGCTGATTAGAACTATGGCTAAGGCTCAGAGGAAAAGACTTTATTATGATGAAGGATTAAAAGAAGTAGTTTATATTGCTCAGTTATTGGCTAAAGCTCATAATATTGAAGTTGGTGGAATTAAGCTACAAAAAGAGGCAGTTAGACCTGAGATTGAATGGTTTGATGGTATTCCAGTTGATATTGTTGAGCAAGTAGATGTTGAAACCAAGCGTATTGATGCTGGATTAACCAGTACCAAAGATGCTTTGATGCGTATTGATGGAGTTGATGAGGAAGTGGCTGAACAGAAAATAGTTGATATTCAAGCAGAAACTCAGATTGATTTACCAGAGCCTAGTGTAAAACCAGATGAAAAATAATGCGAAAAATCAACACTCTACCAGTAGATCTCAATGACAAAGAGACAGCTAAATTAATTTCCACTTATAAAAAAGCATATAAACAGGTTGTTAAAGATATTGTAACAATTAAAGATTTTAAGATTAGGACACGCAGACAAACTCTCTCAAACATTAGGGAAATTTTAGTTGATCTTAAAGTTGATGTTGATTTATTTGTTGAAAAGGAAATTGAAAAACTTTATAAGGGTGGTGCTTTAGATGCTGTTAGAGAGTTAAAATACCAGGGTGCAGATATAGAAAAAATATCTGGATTTAACAGAATTCATCAAGGCGCTATCAAATCTCTAGTTAGTGAAACACAAGATGCTTTTGCTCTTAGTATGCAGGGGGTGGCAAATGATGCCAAGTTTATTCTTGGTAAGGCTGTTAGGGATCAAATAACAGTCAGATTATTAGAGGGTCATATAACGGGTAAGGTTAGGCGTGAGGTTAGAAATAACATTATTGCTGATCTTAAAGAGAGTGGATTGACTGCTTTAGTTGATAAGGGTGGGCGGAAATGGTCGCTTGAGAGATATGTAAATATGCTCATAAGCACTAAAGGTACTGAAGCAAGGAATCGGGGAACAGCTAATAGATTAGCTGAGTTAGGTTATGACTTGGTTTTAGTTTCTAATCATCATTGTGATTGTGATGAGTGTGCTGTTTGGGAAGGACAGATTTTATCATTAACTGGAGAAACCCCAGGCTATCCCACAGTTGATGATGCTACCGATGCGGGGTTATTCCATCCAAATTGTAAACACGCTATCAATGCGTTTGTTCCAGAATTAAATCCAAATTATAAACCACCAGTTAAAGTTTCCGTTGAGAATCTTGATGACTGATATTTGACACTTCTCTTAAAACAATGGTATTCTGAAGTTTAATTAAGCCAGACATGGCGTAAAACATGGAAAGGACTTGAAATGGCTGACCCAAAAGTCACACCAAAACCAGTAGATAAAGGTGAAAAGGGCAATGACCCTGTTAAAAAACCAGATGTAGTACCTTTTGATACTTCCACTATAAAAGATGAAGATTTTGCTAAAATCTTTGAGGATAAAAGATTATGGAAACATGATCGCTTCAAAAAACTCAATGATAGAGCGAAAAAGGCAGATGAATTGGAAGAGTCCGCAAAGACTCAAAAACAAGCTGACCTGGAAAAAAATAAGGAGTGGAAAGAATTAGCTGAAACCCGTAAAAAGGAGAATGAAGAACTCCAGGGCAAAATTAAAACTGGAAGAATAGCAACCGCTATTCAAGCTGAGGCAATCAAACAAGGTGCGATTGATTCAGATGCAGTTTCAAAGCTAATTGATCGCAAATCAATCAAAGTCACAGATGACGGGATTGAAGGTGTAGCAGAGGCGGTTAAGTCATTGCTTGAATTGAAACCATTTTTGGTTGGTAACATTGATACCACTGTCGGCAAGGGTACAAACCCTGCTAATAGCGGAGAAAATGCACCAAAGACATTCAAGGCAAGTCAACTAAAGGATGTAAAATTCTTTAGGGAAAATGAAGAAGATATTAAAAAGGCGTTGAGTTTAGGTCTGATTGTAAATGATCTAACTAAATAACGCATATAAAGGAAAATCAATATGGCAGATGTTTTAAACAACACAACCAATGCCGAATTCATTCCAACCATAATTGCACAAATGGCTTTAGGGCGATTTGCCAGTTACATGAATTTAGCGAAAACAGTATCAAGAAATTTTGACTGGTCACCAGCAACCGTTGGGGAAACTTTAAGTATCCCTAAAAGAGGTACTGTAACCGCAAATACTAAAGTCGCAGGTAGCGTATTTACTTTGCAGAATCCAACAGCAACTAACGTTGATGTAAGTTTGGACACTCATAAAGAAGTAACTTTCCTACTTGATGATGTTACAGCAGTTTTGGAGAATCAAGATACCCTAGCTGGGTATGCTGAGGATGCCGCTATTGCTCTAGCAGAATCCGTTGAAGAATCTATTGCAAGTTTACATGCTTCTTTGACTCATACCGTTACTTTTGATGCAACCAGTGATGCTACTAAAGATAGCTCAATGCTTAACATCCGAAAGTTTTTTGTTGATCAGAAAGTACCAAAGTTAGAGACTAAATATCTTTACTGTGATGCTACTATGATTAATGAATTACTAGAGACTGATAAGTACGCCAGAGCTGATGCAATCGGTAAAGCTGGAGTTATTGAATCTGGTGCTTTGTTCAATGTTTATGGTTTGAATATCTTTGAGTCCCAAAGTATTCAAGTGTCTGGTTCTCCAGTCGCTTACCATAACCTTGCTTACACTAGAAATGCTTTTGTGCTTGCCACAAGACCATTACCTAGCGTTCCAGCAGGACATGGCGCTATCAGCACAGTAGTTGTTGATCCCGATACAAATGTGGGTTTGAGAGTTGTTAGCTCATGGGACACAGGCTTGGGTGGATTAAAAATCACCTTAGACCTACTCTATGGGGTAGCAGTTTTAGACAACCGCAGAGTTGTAGAGGTTGAAAGTTTCTAAAATAAAATTAGGATCTATCCAATCAGACCAGGCTTCAAACCCTGGTCTTTTTGTTCCTATTCACTAAATTAATTTGGTGCTAATATTAATATATGCACTTGAAAAATCCTGGCGGTAGAATTGTCGCCATTGATGATACTAAACAGGCACTAGAATTTTTAGAAAAAGGTTTTAGTAAAATCACTTCAAGAGAAGAAAAAGCGTTTATACAATCCAGATATATTATGGTGCAAGCCATGAAAGATCGGGAGAAGAAACCTCACTCACCCAAAGTTTATTTAGCTACTGTTACCCAATCAGGCGGTACGGATGGTTATGGTGTAGTTTCAAAGAATCTGATTAGAGAATTAAGAGCATTAGATGTTGTGGTTAAAACTCAAGATGAGGATCAAAAAATTGGTTTGTTATTACACACTCCCTATTCAATTATGAGAATGGGCAATCCATATAGAATTATTTTTACTATGTTTGAATCTGATAAAATTCCTGAGGATTGGGCTGAATATTTACTTGAAGCAGATGAAGTAGTTGTACCTAGCAAGTGGTGTCAGGGTGTTTTCAAAAAAGCTGGAGTCAAGAGTAAAGTTATCCCTCTCGGGTATGATGATGGAGTTTATGAGTATTTTCAGCGTAGAAAACGGAAGATATTCACTTTTGTTCATTATAACGCATTCAATGTGAGAAAAGGCTTTTTAGAGCTATTTAAGGCGTTCACAGAAGAATTCACTCAAGATGAAAAGGTGAAGTTAGTGCTTAAAACTACATCAAACAACATCCCAAGTGCTATGCCCATCAATCCAAGACAATATAAGAATATTGAAGTGATTACTGGCAAAATGAATAATAGTGAAATGAGAGAGTTATTAAATAACTCAGATTGTTTTGTATTTCCAAGTAGAGGAGAGGGATTTGGATTAACACCGCTTGAAGCTATGGCAACTGGTTTACCAGTCATTGTGCCTAATGCTCATGGAATTAGTGAATATTTTAATTCTCAATATATGTATTCTGTTAAAGTTGAAGGTGAAGT